AGAGTTGAAGATTTTAATTCAGACTATAGTCAATCAGAAAGTTTAGTTGATACCCAAGTCAATTTCCATTCTGAAATAGTAGTATTAAACTCAAAATTCAATAAAAAACACACAATTTCTGGAATAGGATCAACTACTTTTGATTTCACTTTAGTTGGTTCAGCTGAAACAACTTCATATACTTCTGCTGGTTTTAGTAGCGCATTTTATTATACAAGTTCTTTAAATGATAGAGGACCAATTCATGCGATTAAAATAATAGATCGAGGAAAAAATACCACAAAAATACCAGTTATAACTTCAATAGCAAGTACCACTGGAAAACTTGGTGTGCTTAATTCTGTAACTTCAGAGATAGGAGAGATTGTTGATCTTTCATTCACCAGTCAAGGAATAGAAATACCAAATGATAATACACTGAAACCAAAAGCAGATACTGGTATACTTTTAAAAGTAAAAAATGCAATAACTTTAGATTCAATAGGAGTTACAACAGGAGGTAATAATTATACGACACCTCCAAAAATATTGGCTATTGGTAAAGAAGAAATTTTAGCAAATGCATTTTTACAAGGTAGTTCAGTTATAAGAACTGAAATTTTACAAAATTCAAGTAATATTGATACAAATTTAAGAATTATACCTGTAAATAATTCAAATGGTATTACAGTTACTTCTGCTACTTCTGATAGCAATAATAAGACAAATACTTTATTTTTAAAAGCACCAGTCACTGGATTTACAACGGCAACAGGAGGTTTCCCATTTGCAATTGGAGATCAAATATTTGTAGAGGATATAAAAATACTAAATTCTGCAGATGGATACAATTCAAGTGATTATGATTATGAATATTTTACTGTCACCGGCATTAATACAGTCGGAGGAACAGAATCGATAACATATTCTATTGCTGGACTCGGGAATACTGGAGGAACCTTTGATCCTGAAAATGATTTTGGAAGAGTTGTAAAGGTTTCCGATTTAGCTGCATTTGAACCACAGTTTAAACCAATTCAATACCTAGATAACGAACAAATTATTTTTACACCAAAAGGTAAAATTTCAAGCACTGCATCTGCAAATGTTGCAGAAAATGGTTGGGACTCATTTTCCAATACATTAAGATTGGACAAAATTTCTGGAAAATTTGAAGTCGGTGGAACAGTAAAAGGTCTCAGTCAAAATCTTGATGGAAGAGTTGAAGAGGTATTTGATTTTGATTTTGATTTAAATGTAGGAAGCACTTTAAAAAATGTCAGTTATTGGACAGATGAAGTTGGTCAACTTAATAACAAGTATCAAAGACTTCATGACAGTGATTATTATCAAAGATTTTCTTATAGTGTTAATGGAGAAGTTCCATATGCAGATTGGAAAGAGGCGGTTGACTCTTTAAATCATATTTCTGGATACAAAAACTTTGCAGATTTAGTAGTTTCTGGGGATGAAAAATTTGCTGGAGCTACAATATCAGATACTGATATTGATTTGAAATTAGATATTGTTAGTGCTGCTAGTGTACATACAATAACTAATTATGATTCAGTTTCTGAAGATACAAATTTTGAGAATTTATCAAAGTTGGTCATATTTGAAAATAAAATTATTACTGATTATAACGAATCTAGGACTAATAAAGTTTTAATTTTTGATGATATTAGTCCACAATTTACAGGACAGATAGAAAATACAAATAATCAATTGGTAGGACTTACAACTTTTACATTAACGATAGATGGAAATAGTGCATTTTTACATACATTCAACCCATCAAGTATTTCAAATGATGAAATTACAATTATTGATCATAATTTTAACACTGGAGAAGAATTAGTATATTCCCCAACAAATGATTCTCAAAATAGCGGAAGTGCTATTGGAATAGCGGCAACAAGTTCTTTAGCTATTGGTATTGGAACAACGAACATATTACCTACTAAAGTATTTGCAATAAAAGTTACCAATGATAAAATTAAATTAGCAATAGGATCAAGTGAGGCTTTTGTTGGAACATCAGTAAGTTTTACTTCAACTACTGGTATTGGAAATACGCATAGTTTAGCGGTAGAACCAACAGTTGCAACCTCAAGAAGTATTATTACAATTGATAACGTCATACAAAGTCCTTTGACGAGAAAAGATGTTCTTGTTGGTTTAACAACTGAAGTTGGAATTGGAACAACTTCCATATTCTTGAATGATATTAAAAATGTTTCTGGAAATTCATTAGTACAAATAGATGAAGAAATACTCAAGGTTGGATTAGTTGGAGTAGGAGCAACAAATATTGTTAATGTCTCTCGTGGACAAATGGGAACAGTGGCAGCTGCTCACACAGTTGGAGCAGCAACTACAATTATTTCTGGAGATTATAGAATACGTCATGGTAAAATTTATTTTAAAGATGCACCATATGGACCAACGGGAATTGGAACTCTTACTACAAGATCAATATTCGGAGGCAGAGCTTACTACAAATTAAATTACAGTAAGAATGTCATAATGGATGATATATCTGAACAATTTGATGGAAGGGCAAATACTGATAAATTTGGACTAAAATCCAATAATGTAGAAGTTTCTGGAATATCTAGTGATTTTGGTGTAATTTTAATTAATAATATTTTCCAAAGACCATTTTTTGGAGATGTTGGCAGTATTTTGGAATCTGATTACACACTTGTTGGTTCTGGGCAAACAATTGATTTTACTGGAACAAGACCAGAAGATTTACCAAATGGTGGACTTATTGATGAATTTGATGCTAATCGACCAGATATAATAACTGCAGGTAATGAACTCAAGATCACTGCCTCTGATGGTGCTAGTCTTGATGAATTTGGCAAAGCGGTTGCAGTAGGAAATAATAAGATTATAATTGGATCAGCTGATGATGGTGGTAATGGATACCAATCTGGTTCAGTATATGTTTATAATCTAGACGGAACTGGTGAGACTAAGATTACTGCTTCTGATGGTGCTGCTCAAGATCAATTTGGCAGCTCAGTTGCAGTAGGAAATAATAAAATAGTTGTTGGTGCTTTTCGGGATGATGATGATGGATCTTCTTCTGGTTCTGCATATGTTTATGACTTAGATGGAACTAATGAAGTAAAGATTACTGCTTCTGATGGTGCTGCTGATGATCAATTTGGATTTTCGGTCGCAGTAGGAAATAGTAAGGTTGTAATTGGTTCTCCTAATGATGATGATAATGGATCTGATTCTGGATCAGTTTATGTCTATAATCTAGACGGAACTGGTGAGACTAAGATTACTGCTTCTGATGGTGCTGCTCAAGATCAATTTGGCAACTCAGTTGCAGTAGGAAATGATAAAATAGTTGTTGGTGCTAAGGGTGATGCTATTGGTTCTAATGCTAATCAAGGCTCAGTTTATGTTTACAATCTAGACGGAACTGGTGAAGTCAAGATTACTGCTTCTGATGGTGCTGCTGGTGATAATTTTGGGGTTTCAATTGCTATAGCAAATAATAAAATAGTTGTTGGTGCTAATAGTGCTGGGACAACTGGTGCAGTATATGTTTACAATCTAGACGGAACTGGTGAAGTTAAGATTACTGCTTCTGATGGTGCTGCTGCTGATCTGTTTGGATTAACCGTTGCCATTGATAATAACAAAGTAATCGTTGGTGCCTCTGACGATGATGATAATGGAAATGCTTCTGGATCAGTATATGTCTATAATCTAGACGGAACTGGTGAAATTAAAATTACTTCCTCCGACGGTGCTGCTCTTGATAAGTTTGGAGAAGTTGTTGCCATAGGTGACAGTGTAATAGTTGTTGGTGCCTCTGACGATGATGATAATGGAAATCAGTCTGGATCAGTTTATCTTTATACTTTAGGGGTTGAATTTGGCATAGCAGTTCCTACAAGAGCGTTGGCTTCATTCACTATTGGCGCAGGATCATCTATATCATCAGTTACAGTTGGAGTTGGAAGCACTGGTATCTCAGCTGGAGGTGGAGGATATATAACACCACCAGTAGTGTTTATAGAAGATCCTACCGGAGTAGGAGCAGCAGTCACCGCAATAATTGGCGCTGGCGGTACAATTTCCTCATTTGATGTTACTGCGGGTGGATCTGGATATACTTCACCAACAATAATAGTTGATAAACCCTCTCCTTATAAAAATATACCATTAGTTGGTGGAAGTGGATCCGGAGCAACAATGGATATAGTTGTTGGAACTGGTGGTAGTGTTACTAAATTTGAATTATCTAATCCAGGAATAGGATATGAAATTAATGATGTATTATCAGCACCATCTTTACCTCTTGCTGTAGGATCAGGAGTTACATTCAGTATTACTGTAAAGAGTAAACATCAAGATAAGTTTGCTGGGTGGGCATTTGGACAACTTATAGAATTGGATGATTTTAGCAACTTGTTTAATGATTTCAGAAAAACTTTCCTGTTAACTAGAACAGAAGCCACAAAAGAATATTATAGTATTGTTGCTGCGGAAGGATCTGGAATTATTTTACAAAATAATTTCTTAATATTCTTAAATGATGTTCTTCAAAAACCAGGAATAGACTATACATTCCTATCTGGAACTAGGATCACGTTCACAGAAGCACCAAGATCTGGAAGTAAATTTAAAATTTATTTTTATACTGGTTCCATTGATGATTTCTTTGAAGTAGATATAGAACCAACTATTAAACCAGGGGATGAATTAAGATTACAAAAAGAAAATCCATTACCATCACAGGATCAAAGAGTAGTTTATGAATTGATAGCTGCTGATACAGTAGAAACTCAAACATATTCTGGAACTGGAATTAGCACTGATAAAGATTTTAAGAGACCGGTTGCTTGGACAAAACAAACAAATGATTTAGTAATTGATGGTATAAACATATCAAAACAACGTAATTATTTGGAACCAAGAATATTCCCCACATCAAATATCATTGCTTCAGTAAATCCAACTGATTCTAAAATATATGTTGAAAATACTTGGCCTTTCCAAAGAATTGACAATTTGTCACAAACAAATAATGATATTAGAATTGTAGGACAAGGCACAACAACTCCAGAAGTAGAAGTCATACAGAAAGTTACATATAATGGAGATTATGGAGATATCATAGGAATTTCTACAAGTGCAACTGGAATAAATACGACAACACCTATGATTGTCTTTGATTTAACTCCTGATAAAGGCATTTATGCCGCTTCACCAAATGCTTCTCAAGTGTCTAAATCGGGAATAAATACTGGTGACTATTTTGTTATTAAAAACACTTATATTGGATCTGGAGTAACTTCTATTATAGATCATCCGCTAAATATAGTTTCTATTGGAACTACCACTATTGACAATGTTTATTACGCGAATCAAGTGGTTTCTATAGGATCATCAATCATTAGAGTATCTTCAAATGTAGATTCTTTATCTGGAATTAATACTTTTAGTTCTTTGATTTCTGGATTAACCATTGGAAATTACTGTTGGGGATCTATAACTTTAGGAGTGAGAAATGGAAAATCTTTTGTTTTCCAAAATCAAAATGGTTTAGCAGGAATACAAACATCTGCTCATGTTTCCAGAACTCAAGAAATGAAATTATCTTATTAAATTTAGTATAAATAATCAAAAAATCATACTGACATGCCGGCTATAATCACTGACCAATTTAGAATAACAAATGCTGAAACTTTTTCTAAAAGTTTAGTAGGAATTGGTACAACTGTAAATGAATATTACACATTTTTGGGTCATCCAAATCCAGAAAATGATATTCCAGATTATGGTAATGAGGGATGGGGAACTACTGATAAAACTCCAGACCCTAAAGATTCTTTCAAACAAGAGAATCTTTATTATGACTCTATGTTATTTTTAAATAAAATAATTCCTGAAGACGTGGCAAGAGTTGTCCCTAGAATAAATTGGGAGTCTGGAATTACATATGACATGTATAAAAATAATTATAATATTAATAATAAAGCACCAAATTCGGGTGCTTCATCCTTATATACTTCTAGATTTTATGTAATTACTTCTGAGTTTAAAGTATATGCTTGCATTAATAATGGATCAGGACAAGATTTTCCAAAAGGAAAAAAATCAACACAAGAACCTAAATTTATATCAAATAGTGTTCAGGTTGCAGGAGATGGATCTGATGATTATTTGTGGAAATATTTGTTCACAATGAAACCTTCTGATATTGTAAAATTTGCAACTGAAACATTTATGCCACTTCCAAATGATTGGGGAGATGGAGATACAAAAGATGTTAAAGATGCAGCTGTAGATGGAAAAATAGAAACCGTTATTATTGAGAATAGAGGAGCAGGATATCAATGGGGAGGATCAAGCAACGCTACCATACCAAATGTCCCAATCCATGGTAATGGGGAAGGTGCAACGGCAGATGTAGAAATTAGTGATGGTGAAGTAGTAAAAGTTACTATGAATACTGGAGGAAGTAGTTATACTTATGGTACTCTAGTTTTCCAAAGTGGACGTACTTATGGTGCCAATGAATTAAGTGGTCCTGCTATGGGAGATAGTGATGTTGCAACATTTGAAGTTATAATTCCACCACAAGGTGGGCATGGTCATGATATATATCGTGAACTTGGAGGACTTAGAGTCATGATATATTCCAAGTTTGAATCTGAAGATGACTACGTAACTGGAAATGATTTTTCAAGAGTTGGGATAGTTAAAAATCCAACTGCATTTGGAACTAAAACAACGGCACTAAATAGTTCAACAGCAACTAATTTAGGTGCTTTGAAATTGGGACCAAATGCGAGTGATACGAATTATCCAGTCAATAGTCAAATAACACAAAATATTGGAATTGGTTCTACTGCAATTGGTTATGTTGCTTCTTGGAGTAAAACTACTGGTGTATTGAGATATTATCAACCGACTGGATTAACTAATACTAGTAATTCAGATTATAAATTACTTGATTTTAGTCCTCAGGGGACAGATAAAACTATTACAGGTGATGCCTCCATGGAGGGAACTGCTTTAGATATTGATACTACTTTTACAAACACAAATACCATTACTGTAGGACAAAAAATTATCGGTTTGGGACAAAATTTTATTAATGGAAAAGCAAATCCTGATGTTGAAAAATACTCTGGAGAAATAATTTATATTGATAATCGAGCGCCAATTACACGATCAGCATCACAAAAAGAAGAATTAAAAATTGTAGTAGAATTCTAAGAACATGACCCAGAATACTAATTTAAATGTATCTCCATATTATGATGATTTTGATGAAAATAAAAACTACAGTAAGGTCCTGTTTAAACCTGGATTTCCCGTACAATCTAGGGAATTAACTACATTACAATCAATTCTTCAAAATCAAATTGAAAAATTTGGACAACACTTTTTTAAAGAGGGATCTGTTGTCATACCCGGTGGAATTTTTTATGATAACCGTTATTTCTGTATTCGAATTGATCCAAATTTTCTTGGAGTTCCAGTATCACAGTATACACAAAAGTTAGTAGATGGAAATATAGAAATTGAAGGAGAAATTTCTGGAGTTAGAGCAACTGTTGTAAATAAACTTACTCAGTCTGAATCAGAAGATGGATTTGATACACTATACATCAAATATAACTCTTCAGGCAAAGATGGTGAAAACAAAACATTTATCGATGGAGAAAATCTTATTACTCTGAGTACAATAAATTACTCAACAACTTCTATTGCTGCTAATAGTCAGTTTGCCAGAACTATTGTATCAGAATCAAATAAGATTGGTTCATCTGCTTCTTTGTCTGAAGGAGTATTCTTTGTTAGAGGATATTTCATCAAAGCTCAAGCATCAACAGTTATTTTAGATCAGTATGAAAATTCTCCAACTTATAGAGTAGGACTTCAAATAAATGAAGATATTGTTAATGCTTCATCTTTGAATCCAGATCTTTTTGATAACGCTCAAGGATATTCAAATCAATCTGCTCCTGGTGCGGATAGATTTAAAATTAGTGTCAATTTAACTAGAAAGTCCGTTAAAAACACTGATGATATTAATTTTATTGAATTGCTTCGTGTTGAAAACGGTGAAGTTGTTAAAATGGTCGAAAATATCGACTACAACATTTTTAAAGATGAATTAGCAAGAAGAACATATGATGAATCTGGTGATTATTATATAAGACCATTCAATGTTGATATTAGAGAATCCTTGAATGATAGATTGGGAAATAATGGTGTTTATTCGGAATCACAAACTACACAAAATGGAAATACTCCATCGGAATCTCTTTTCACTCTTCAAATATCTCCGGGAAAGGCATATGTCAGAGGATATGAGATTAATAAAGTTTCTACATCTTCAATAGATGTAGAAAAACCAAGAACTGTACAAAATAAAGATAATATTAGTTCTCCCGTTAGAATAGGAAATGAAATCAAAATTGAAAACTTATATGGTTCCCCTTCATTAAGTCAGTCTTCAAATTTGATTGAATTTACTAATCAAAGACTTGAAGGAAGTCAAGTAAAAAAAGGAGATGTAATAGGGAAAGCTAGAGTTTACGATTTTGAAAGAGCAGAATCTGGGGTAGGGACATCAAGATTTGATCTTAGACTTTTTGATATTGAAATGATTACCAGTATGGTAGTTGGGATCGGAATCACGGCATCTAATTCTGCATTTGTAAAAGGAAAATTCAGTGGAGCTAGCGGTCATTTAACTTCTGCAATATCTGGAAGCACTTCATTAAGTTTAACAGAGGTTGAAGGAGAATTTCAAATTAATGAACCATTAACAATTAATGGAATTGAGGTTGGATCAAATATCATATCAATAGTAAACAATGATATTTCTTCAGTTAAATCAGTAAGAAATGTTGGAGCAACAACATCATTTGCTGCTAATATTTCCCTAATCAATGAGACAAATATTGGTGGAGATATGATAATGCTGGGAGGAGCAACTTCTGCAGTAGTAACTAATCCTAGAATAACAGATTTTAGAGGTATAGTAAAAGTTAATGATATTTTTAAATTTAATAAAAAT